CATCCTCGCCACCGGCGGCCGCGACTTTCGCCCGCGGTGGGTGCAAACCAAGCGCCGGCTCGAATGGCCGAACGGCGCCATGTGCGTGTTTTTCTCCGGCGAGGAGCCCGACTCGCTGCGCGGGCCGCAGTGCGAGCTTGCGGTTATCGATGAGATCGCACGCATGCGCTATCAACAAGAGGTGTGGGACATGATGATGCTCGGCTTGCGCCTCGGCGACATGCCGCGCGTATTGATCGCCACCACCCCGCGCCCCACGCCGTTCATGAAAAAGTTGATCAAGATGGATGACGTGCAAATCACCACGGGCTCCACCTACGACAACGCGCGCAATCTGTCGCCGAAATTCCTCGCCAAGATTCGCGAACTCTATGAGGGCACCCGGCTCGGCCGGCAGGAACTCTATGGCTCCATGCTCCTCGATCCGCCCAATGCGCTGTTCAAGGATGAGTGGCTCCACCGTGACCCGATCGCTGAGGATGAGATCGAGCAAGTGACGGTTGGAGTCGATCCATCCGGCGGCAGTGACGAGATCGGCATCGTGGCCTCGGCGCTCCTCACCAACGGCCACTTTGGTGTGCTCGCCGATCGCACCCTTATCGGCTCGCCCGGCGTGTGGGGCGACGCCGTGGTGGCGACACACGATGATTTTGATGCCGATGATGTCGTGGTGGAAAAGAATTTCGGCGGCGACATGGCCGCCGAGGTGGTCCGGCAAGCGGCCGAGCGCGCGTTTCAGGAAGGCCGGCGCGAAAGCAATCTGATCTCGATCAAAGAGGTGCACGCGTCGCGCGGCAAAGCCATGCGCGCCGAGCCGGTGAGCTTGCTCTATGAGAAAGGCCGGGTGAAACACCGCCGCGGCCTCGATCTCCTGGAGGCCGAGATGCTGGCGTTTTCGCGCGATTGGGATCGCGCCGTTGACGGCTCGCCTAACCGCCTGGATGCCGCGGTGTGGGGATTAACCCGCCTGTCCAAGGTCGTCATGCAAGTCCCCGTAGCGTGAGGAGAAACATCATGCACGCCGTTTGCTATTACATTTGCCCGCCCGTCACCCCGTGCAAGCTGCCAACACCGTGGCCGCCCGCCCCGGTGCCAGACACGCACGGCCCGCAAGCCGTCACCGCCACGATGAGGAAATAAATGGGAGCCTATAAGCATGGCCACGCAACGCGGCGTGATGGTGTGTCGCCAACGTATGCGTGTTACCGATCAATGTTGTGGCGGTGCAAGCCGTACAACAGGCAAGATCACGCATATTACGCCGCGCGGGGGATCACGGTTTGTGAACGCTGGCGCGGTGAAGGTGGCTTTGCCAATTTTCTGCGCGACGTAGGGCCAAAGCCTCCTGGAATGCAAATCGATCGGCGTGACCCGAATGGCGATTATGAGCCCGGCAACGTGCATTGGGTCACGCCGAAAGAGCAAACGCACAATCGGCGGTACAATCCGATGAGCGCGAAAACACACTGCCCGCATGGGCACCCCTATGCCGGTGATAACCTCGGGCGCAACTCAACAACAGGACAACGTGTTTGCCGCCAATGTCACCGTGAGCAAGAGGCGCGGCGCCGCCAACGCCGCAAACAAATGGAGGCGTGATTTGTCGTGTCTACCGTGCCAGCAACAGCGCCGCGCGTTCACCACCGCGGCGCGCTCGCTCGACATCCGCGGCGTAGCGCAGGCCGTGCGCACCGCCGCCAACATCAACGTGGATAAACTGCGCGGCATGACGCAAGAGGAACTCAACGCGAAATATGGCGGCACGGTGCGGCCGGCGACGCCGTACCGGCGGCCCAACCGAACGGTGTGAGCAATGCGCTGGTGGTTCAAGTCAAATGGAGCCCTGCCCACAGCACCGCAGGAGGCGCCGGTGGAGGCATCAGCCGGCGCGATGGTCGCGCTCGATCGCACCTCCAACGCCATGCTCCGGGAATACACCCGGAGCATTTACTTGTGGCGGTGTGTCGACCTGATCGCGCAGATGTCCGCCTCGATCATGCTGGAGGTAAAACCCCTCAGTGACCGCCCGTTGAATGAGGCGGAAAAGGACATCCAGGGACTCTTGCTGCGGCCAAACCCGCAATGGAACTCGGCGGCGTTGCAATACTTTGTCGCCGCCAGCCTCGCCGTAGCCAACCGCGCGTTTCTGCAACGCGTGCGTAGCGCGATCGGCGATCGGCGCAACAGCCAGACGCTTGAGCTTTGGCCGATCCCGGCCAACGAGATCACGATCAGATACGTGAGCGGCACGCAAATGGTGGAGGCGTTTGAACGCACCACGGTCAACGGTGTCGAAACGTTCCCGGTGAGCGAGGATGGCGACTGCGATTTGATATGGGTGCGCCGTCCCGCGCTCAATGAGGCCACCGATCGCTCGCCGGCCGCGATCGCGGTGGCGCCGGCCGAGGTGTTCACCCGCATTCTCCAGCGGTGCGCCGACATCGTGTCGAACTCCTCGAACATCACCGGCATGCTGTCGACCGAACAGGAGATGGCCAAGGCCGCGGTCAAAGAGATCAAGGACAAGATCACCGCGTTCCGCACCGGATCGAGCGAATCGGGTGGCACGCTGGTGACGGCAAACGCCAAGTGGACTCTCACCCGCCTGTCGGAGGACCCGGCGAGCGCGTTGTCAGTGGAGATCAAGGACAGCTTGGCGCGCGACGTGTGCATGACTTTCGGCGTGCCGACTCAATTGGTGGGCTTGCCGGGCCAAGACACCTACAACAATCTCGCGCTCGCACGCGTCGGCTTGCTCACCGACACCGTGCTCCCCGGCTACATCCACCTCTATGCCTCGGCGCTCAATCATGCCCTGATGGTCGACCATGAGGCGGTGATCGCCCCGAACATTGCCGCCATCCCGAGCATGGCGGCATCGCGTCTGCAATTGGTTGACACCGCCAGCGCCGCCACCATGCTGTCGGTGAACGAACAGCGCGAGTTGCTCGGCTACCCGCCGATTGAGGAGGACGAACTAGCCGACACGCCGGTGCTCCTCGAACAATTGCGGCTCAAGCGGCTGGCGATCGAGGCGCAGGGCGGCAACGTTGGCAATCTTCTCGGCGACGCCGCGACATGATGCGCCATGCTGGTGAATGTCGAAACCGATCGGACATTTCAAAGCTATCTCGATCGGATGGAACAGCGGCTCTATGCCGAGATGCAGCCGATCCTCACCGCCGGCATCCGCCTCCAGGTGAACCGCAGTAGCATCGCAGGCGAAAATTACGTCATCAGCCGCGGCGGCCCGGTGCTGTTGCGCCACTACCAGCGCATCTATCGCGATCAATATCGCGCCGTGAGCGAGGCCGAGGCCAAGGCCGAGACCATGACGCGATTCCTCGCCGCGCAACTCAATCACCTTGTCACCGAGGCCGGGCGGCAAATTCGCCGCATTGCCGAATCGTTGCGCACCGAGATCGCCGACCGAATTCTCGCCATGGTGCAAGCCGGTAAATCAAACAACGCCATTGCGCGCGAACTCCGGCGCACCGCGCCGGAGATTTCCAAGACCCGCGCCGCCACGATCGCCCGCACCGAGACTCACAACTCGGCGCTCGCTGCGATAGATGCCACGCTGGAATCCAAAAACATCAACGTGCGCACCAAGACGTGGTGGAGCGCGCAGGATGCGCGCGTGCGCGACTCCCACGCCGAGGCACACGGCCAGGAGGTGCCGTTTGATCAGCCGTTCGAGGTGGGGAGCACGTTGATGATGCGGCCCGGCGATTCCAGCCTCGGCGCCGGTCCCGAGGAGATCATTAATTGCCGCTGCGCCGTGCTGTTCAACACCGCCCCGCGGCCGGCACGGGACGCACCAGCACCAGCGCCGCCGATCGATCTCGCCGCGCGCAACGCCGCCGCGGCGCAACAGGCCAAGGCATTCGTGCTGGAGCGCGGCCGTGCCACAGGTTTGGAACATCTGCGCTGGATTGATCGCCGAACCGGCGAACTCCACGCCGAGATAGGTGTAGGCACCAAAACCTCGGTCAGTTGGACGCCGGAGTTGGCCGCCGTCATGGGTGATGTAGCCCGCAATCTTGAGATTCACCACAACCACCCGCGCGACCTTTCATTTTCCGGCGCCGATCTCGGGACCATGGTGAACACGGGGATTAGAGGCGTGTGGGCGCACGGTCACCTCGGTAGTAGTTTTTATGCCGCCGGAGCGAGTGATAATGCGCAACGCACACTGAATTTCCTACACGAGCGCGGCTATTTAACATCGGAGGCCAACAATTGGCTCGGCCGAGGCACCGCCAACAACACCATCAGCAGTGCAATGGCTAACCGCGTTTACACCCATGCCGCTAGTTCGGCTCTCTATCAGGAGGGGTTCATCGGCACCTATGAGGCCGAGCTTGCCCCCGATCTAAAAGCGTTTATATCAGACAACCGAGACAAATTTGGCGAGTTGGTTGGAGCGATGCGACGGATGGCAAGGGAATTGAAGGCCGCGCCCACGGGCCGCGGGCCGCCACCTGCGCTCATCGATCCGCCCGGCCCCTATGCCCCCTTAAGCGAGTGGCTCGCCTACCGCGCCAGTCTCAACCGGCTCAAACTGCCCGGCCTCGCACCCTATAAGGCGCAGGCCGATCGCCACATCAAGCGCCTGCGCGCCGCCCGGCGCTAGCCAAAATGGCGTAGGTGCCAATCCGTCACCTGATCACATTTTGTTGCAATTGATCCGGCTGGAGAATTTGGCCCCGGCTCGGCCGGATTCGCACCGCCGCGACGTGGTGACATTTTGTCTTTACGCCGTTTTGGCGTATAATGCTCTCATCGCAACCACGAAAGGACTCACAGCGATGAGGGACGACAACGACACTTGGCCGGAGCCGCGACTGTTTCGGATGACTGGCGACGAACTCCAGGCCGCGCGCCGTGCCGCGGCCGAGCGGTTCACCGCCGTTGCCATGAGCTACGTACCGGAAGGCTACACGATCGAGTATCGCAAGAGCCTGAGCGGCCGGCACTACGGCAAGCGCAAACTCATCCAGGCGCCGCGCCCGGTGACACGCAAGAGCCTCTACATCTTCCTCCACGAGTGCGCGCACGCTCACCTCAATCACAGCCACAACGGCCGCGTGCCGCGTCACGTTGAGGAGATGGAGGCCGAGCAATGGGCACATGCCAGGATGCGCGAGCACGGCATCGCGGTGCCGCGTGCCATGACCGAGCGGGCCAAGAAATACGTCGCGCGCAAAATCCGCCAAGCGCGGCGGAGCGGCGCCAAGCGCATTGATCCGGCGGCCCGGCGGTTCGCCCGCTAACCCCCGCCGGCAGGGGGGTGGCTACCCGCCGCCCCCTACCCGTTCGGGTTACCGGCTTGCACCCGAACGGCTAGTGTGATTATAGTCCGCGCTTCCCCGGCGGGGAGTTGTGGGCCGATGCTCATCACCGACATGACGCGCGTACACCTTGAGACCAAGGCAATCGCCGAGTCAGATGAGATTGCTCGCTTCACCGGCACCGCCTCCACCTCCGACATCGATCTCGTTGACGACATCATAGAGGCCGGAGCGTTCGGCGCGATCGAGCCCAAACATGTCGCCATGCTGCGCGATCATGTCCCCTCGAACCTCATCGGCGGGTGGCTGTCGTTCGAGCAAGACGGCAAGGCGCTCAAGGTGGAGGGTGCGATCTCGCTCGGCATCCCGCTCGGCCGCGAGACCTACACGCTCATGAAGCAAGGATTTCTCAACGGCCTGTCGGTGGGCTACCGGCCCAAGAAAGGCGGC